AACGGCTTCCTGCCAGCTACTGTCCCTGATAACGTTTCATGTTCCGTCGCCGCAGGTCCTAAACCATATATGCCTAGCAGCGGAGTTTTATTAACATTAGCAACTGTATTCAGATCAATTGAAAATGCGCTCATATTCAAAGTCGGGTCAGACAAGTAATCATAATCCTTCAACTGTACGTTACAATTGTATTTTGAAAAAAGAGGTTGATATCTCACAATATAACCCCCTCTGCGTCCTGCAAAACACAATTCATAATGAGTCAGAAAATTATTATTAGCATAATCATAACTTGTTGCTGACGGACCCGTTGTTATATAGCGTGCTGCTCCCGTAGCTTTCTTACCTCTAAAAACAGGTCTATCAAAATCACAGAAAGACCACAAAGTTGGAGTAGCAGTAGTAACACGGGCTATTGCAAAAGAAGGCGATTCTCGCTTGACTAACGTCATGATATCCATGACGCACTCTCCAGCAACCATCAATGGACGAGGAACCTTAGTTTCATTCCCACACGATTTAGACGCGGGAAAATACGTGGCGTTCCCTATCCTATTGCAAGGTGCATATACTTGATAATCCTCTCCTCCGGCAATCCAAATATTTATGGGAACCGGTGTATCTGTTGTGTTGTTAGGAGTCGTCACAGTGTTCAAAACTGTAATGTTGATATATCCATTCATCATTGTTGAATCATAATTAGCCAAAGTAGTTGGAAAAGTCTTCTTAGCCAATCTTAACGCGTAATACTGACTGTGAAATGGAACAACCAACTCAACTTCATGAGATTCCTCTAAATCCAAAATAACTGCCGAAACTGTGTTGTAAAATCCAGGCGTTGTGACATTTGTGGTGGGATATGGATCCCATGTTATACGTAGGCGTCCTCTATGCATACCTGATGCTATGGCTTGTATCTTATACTTTATCGAGCCACTCCATCTAGCAAAAGGTAATGATAAATAGGATATTGCAGGATGATGTTCCTCAATATTCATACCTACAATATTCGTTCTTTGTGACAGTGGAAGCACTGCCGCCTGAAGTAATGAGGTATCTGCGACTGATCCGGGAGTCCAGGCAACTGTGTACAAGTATGAATACCTCTGTGCTAACTTGTTTATATTTGTCTCTAACATCTCATCTGACAAATTGAAATCTTTCCCCACGGAAACAGAGTTAGCAGATGATAGCCCCATAACTGGTATGGAATTTGGTTGATCTGTTTGAGATTTGGATGGGGCACACGTCACGGCGGGATCACGAGTTGAAAAAGGTTTGCTAAATCCTAAAACTTTAGCAAGATCTGTGCTCATAGACGCTGCTGCTTGAATTGGTGTCATGTACGGGCGGAGAAATGGAACTCTTGATAAAACATTGCTTGTTTGGGCAAATTTTTCCAAAGTTGATGAAATGGGCTTTTGTTCGGATGAAGCGGTGTAATAAGTCGTGGGTACCTCCAATTCCACATCTTCCAAAGACATAAATACGTTGACTGTTATGGCCTCTGTACCTCCATTACAATGTGCTAACTGATTCAATGAATTCAGAGAAACAGTGTATGGATTTACGGAAGAGTCATTATCAGTGACTAAAGAATACCACTCCTTGGTTGAAAACCACGGAAGGCGTAAAGTCGCTGTATGACTCTTATTTACTGACATAAAAACATGTGGCCGTTGAGTCAAACGAATAAAGTCTTGGTTAATGGGAGTTAATGGTAGGCGTGCAGGTGATATTTCATCCCATGCACCTAAAGGAAAAGCAGACAACAGTAATGATCCTGAATAAAAAGGATTAACTGCATAAGACACTGTGATACACTGTGTAAATCGTATTCTTGCAAATTGATTTAACTTGTGTTTAATAGGTATCAAATTTAAATATGTAGCCAAATCAATGGATGCATTCAAATCAGAACCTGGTGTCCAAGAAAGATTCAGTAACTTTACTGGCCTGCTTAAAAATTCACGTAATGAAACATCCATATAAGTGCTATGTCTGTGAAAGGACCCAACGGAATCATACACCTCATCTTGCTTTAAATCAAAAGTTCGGAAATCACTGGTTTTGTCCTCTTCTGTTCTCTTCTCGGAAATATTGTTTTCTAACGTTGTTTCAATGATTGTTGCTGCTATCTGATTGGTTTTGACATGCGCTTAAAGATAATCTAGCGCAAAACTCATAAAGATAAAAATCTTTTAATAAGATGGTAAAGCCTCCTGCGCCAATTCTGAGACTAATGGCGTAGTGGTAACCAATTACCAAATGAAGATTCGTTATTGCGGAAACTTCTTCCTGTAAACCGTTTAATCGTTGATTACGATCATAGATCTAACTCCAGTGGAGCTTGATCAGTAAATTGCTTTAATCGTTGATTACGATCATAGATCTAACTCCAGTGGAGCTTGATCAGTAAATTGCTTTAATCGTTGATTACGATCATAGATCTAACTCCAGTGGAGCTTGATCAGTAAAGTGCCTTACGGCGCTGTCCTAACCTTCTAGCACAAGCATCTTTTGAACATATCTCATTTCAACTTTTCTGGCATATAATGACGATTCAAAATCATAACAAGGATCATCGTACTCTGTAAAATCTCTTTCATCAGTTTTCAGGTGAGACATTATGTAAGATGACATATCCACTCCGTTTGCTGCATTATACAACCCCGCTTTGGGTAACTCTTCCTTTAAGGATCGAACAAAGTCATCAAATACCTTACGTCCATACATATGTAATTCGTATAAGGCAGAGACAATAGCTCCTCGGGCGTGTTCAAGTTGATCTGAGGACATTGTCCATGACAACATCTTGTGTATAGAAATAGGGTCGATCTGTCCATCTTGATTCCTTTTTAAAAACGTCACTTCACTCTTTTCCATGAACTCTTCTGTAATCTGCTGTTTAGATGAATCGGTTGGTTTAAGCCCCATAGAAAGCATAATGGGTAATGTACTCAATTGGTTGTATTCCCTCAATGAAGTAGTAACATCAGCATCATCTCCTCCAAACATGCAGGAGACGTGCTCATCGAACTTCAAGTTGGGAAATAAGGAATAAAAGCAATATCGCTCTCGTAAGGAATTAGCCATACTGTTCATAATGTATGTCAGTGGGTGACCAGAAGCTGTTCCTTGCTGAGTTACGTAAAGTTTATTCCCAAAAAGTACCACGGGAGTAACATAAAGCTCTTCCAAAGCGTCCCAAAATTTTTCATCAGGGAATAAACCAGAATTTATACGCATGAGGCGTCGCAATATTTGAAATGCTGCTCTCATCAGTTGTTGGGGCAATCTTGTGTCCCAATCCGAAAAATCTGCAGCCATATGATAACGATGTTTATTTGTATGTTCTTTCATCTCTTTCCATTCCTGGCTATATGGATTAATTCCATAAGCCTGCTCGAATGCAATGGGGTGATTATACACTAAGTAGTTAATCCACCACAAATATTTTCTCGTTACACAATACGTTGCTGAATCTCCTATGTAAAAAATTCTGGTTTTATCCTTTGATGCTTTAACAACTTCATCTTTTGGGTGAGCTTTTACATACGTAAACGGGGTTTGTCCTGATAACAAAAATTCCTCAAATTCCAGTAAATATGACTCAAAATTTGGATCCATCTCTACGTAATATCCACCATCATCAAATTGTCGAAGATCTTTCACTTCCATAAAATCACTCTTCTGTCCTGAAAAAGGATACCCTATAGACGTATCTCCACGAAACTTCCTAACAGAGGGTAAATCTTCACCATCAACGTACCCAAGCAATCCTTCAGAAAACGTAACTGGTTTAATCTTCACTTTATCTTCTTCACGTAAGCACATCATTATTCTGTCAAAATAATCATCCACACACTTGTCTAGCAAAGTCTGATCTAAAAGGCACGGTCGTGTTTTCATATTTTCCGATACTCTGACATATTGATCCCATACCTTATTTCGAATAGACTCTCCATTCACTGCTTGAAGTGCTTTGGGTCCTGAAAATAAATCGCTATCTAGCAATGAACCACATATCTTCAACCGCATGGGAGCTAATAAAGATTTTTTCGCAGATGTAGGTTTGGTCTTAGAATTCATCTTTTCAACATAACCGATCTTCGTACAACAAGTATGTACGCTAGACGTTGCTTCAAACACTACATGATCGGTCTGAGTTCCTGGTCTGCTAGGTCTCATTAACTCCTTTTCATTACATCGGGGACTTAACTCACACACTGGGAAAGGAACGCATAGAAATGTTGTATTAGTATCTGTCGATGCTACGACCATTCCAACGCTATTCCCTTGAATATCTGTTACTATAAGTCCACAGTCTCCCCTGCCAACTTTTCTCCGTGGAGAATCAAACATATACACCACTGGAGGGCGTATTTCATTATCTCCATAGGCAAAACTTCCTGTAGACTTATACAAAACATCAAAAAATGCTCCATTTTGGGGATCATATACATAACACTTCGGATTTTTGTCCAATGGAATGTTGGAAATAGTAGTGGGATCGTTGAACAAACTACCGAAACGATGTTGTCCATCTTTCACACGAATCAACGCTATGTCTAAACCCCTATCAAAGAAAACATTTCCTTCACCAGGCAATGAAAATTTTGTCCCATCACCATCGTACTCGACTTGCACATCCGGAATCTCGTCTGGAAACATGTGGGCGACAGTCAATATATGGTTGTTATCATAATGATAACCATAGTTAACGTTCAAGCCCACAGTAATCCGTACTGTTCTTTTTCTTGTTCTCGTTATGCCATGAGTACTAGTCCCTTGTGCGGGCTGATACTCACCTTTTAGATATTTTTCTAAAGAGTTATTTTTATTTTTATTTGTTTTTCTTGTTTTGTCATTTTTATTGTAATATTGATACGCTTTGTAAACGGATATTACTGCAACAGCGCCGATCAACACTAAACGCAATTTCTTCAGCTGCTGTTCGTAATCATCACGTTCTCTAAACGTAACAATATATATTTTAATTTTCTTAACATAATACGCACAATAATCTATCACATATAACCAGTACAAATAATTAAACAACACAAAACGAATCCACTCAAAATATGTAACGAATTTTTCTTTCTTTTGTAAAATTTTTCTGAAAACATATATACACATGCAACACATGATAAAATTACACACAAAACCGTATAATCCTACAAACACTAAAAATGCATTGAGACACTTCACAAAAACATTTCTACAAGTCCACAAAAACGAACACAACACAGCAACATAAAACCACATCTCATTCGTCCATAACATACAATCATTCCAAGGCATTGCTTGTTTAGCTTGTAACACGACACTGCATTTATCTCTCATATCAGTGTATCTCGAGGCACAATAAAACGGTGCTCGCATAGAAGCAAAATTAAATTCATCTGCATTAAAATCTTCTTCAACGTCGTTAACTCTTTGTTCACCTTCGTTATCTTTTTGTTCATCTTCATTATCTTTTTGTTCTTGCACACCTTCATCTCTTGCACATTCACACGGTCTTAAAAAACATTCCGTGCAAAAAGGATTTCTCATCCCTGCTTGAATTCTTCTTATTTCCACTATGTGAGCTCTCATCCTATCACGAATATGTCTTAGAGCTTCGGATCTTTTTCCGTATCGTACATCCTCAATAACACTAACAATGGGAACAAACGGCTGGTGTTCATCAAATCTCGCTGCAACTTTCTGAAACGAATACACGAAATCATTTTCAAAATGGTCAGGCGTCATATCTTCTGCCGCATAAGTGTATACATCTTCTGCTTTTGGTCTTATTTCCAATATGATTGGAAATCGGCGAAGCACTGCTCTCGTATCGTTCATATAGTGTTCCACTCCTAGGTTCTTTACATTTGATGTAACGCAAAAGGTTTTTATCCTCCACGGTACGACCCCTTTGTTTTGAGCTTCGGCTTGATTTGAAAACGTGACCACGCTTTGACACATTGGAATTAATCGCTCAAATGGATTATGCGCCGTTTGCGCGACCTTTGCCGCGCCTATGTCGTCTAACAAGACAAGTTCTTCTCCGGCGTATGGATCATCAAATTTGGTTTCGGCCGGAATAGTAGTACAACGAGCCGTCTCATCGAGTCCCCATTCTTGGCGGGATATCGTCCATATCTCTTCAACAAAGGTGGTCTTTCCAGTTGCTGGCGGTCCAATAAGCGCTATTCCAAAAGGTAAATCTCTGGGTTTTCCAGCTTCCGA